AGCATCTATATTAGTTGAAGATGTAAAATCAATACTAGAAAGTTCTTTAAGCACATTAGATGTTCCATAAAATCTATCCATACCCATTATTAATGAAGTATATTTAGAGACTAAATCACTGTCTGGAACCCCTACCGTTGCCATAATAGCTTCTATTAGACCTTCAGCAGTTCCGTAAACAGTTTCTATATAATCCATTAAGGTAGAACCTTCAGTAATCCCCGGAACTTTAGCAGCATAAACTTTATCGACTATATTATAAGCAGGAGCAGCACCCGGAAATTTTTCAAGCATTTTAAGAGTCATGTCTCTAAAAGACATCTCCGACCATATATTTTCAGTAAGATCTAATACTTTATTACTAGCAGCCCCTATATGTTCAGCAATTGCCCCATACTGTGGAATAAACCACTCTAAAAACTTATCATTAAGCTCTTTTAAACTGTCCCTATCTATAGCTTCTAATGTAGCAACCCCAACCTTCTTGCCAGTAGGAACTGCTCTAATAATAGACTCAATAATATCAGTATACTCTGGTTTAACATTTCCTGAAAATACTAATTCTTTAGCATACTCTCTATAATAAGACTCTTGTAATATATTACTTATTTCAGTTAAATCAAATGTAGACTTAGCAGCATTCTTTGCTTTAATAGAAGTAACAAATGGAAGTAAATTAATAGCTGTGGTACTTCCTACCGCCAAACCAGCAAGTGCTTTACCAGAAATCATACCAGCAGTACCTAATACTCCTGCTGTTCCCCCCGCCTTAAATATTGCTGCAACGCCTGCTACTATTTTAGACCCCACAGCAGATATTAAAGGTAATGCCGTTCCAGCAGTTAATCCTGCTAATACAGATATTCCAGCTGTTATACCTACAGCCTTTAATAACTCACCTGTTTCTTTACTAGAATCAGATATGCTTGATGCTACTTCACGCAAACTATTAGATATGGCATTATTAGATATTGTTTGCATCTGCATTTGCGTGGATAGCTCTTCAACAGGAGACTTCTTGCCTTCTCCAAATACGCCAGATAACAATCCTCCAGCACCAACTAAAGCCCCTACTGTAATACCAACCATGCTTAATATAAAAGTTTTAGATAATGCTGAAGCAGCTTTACCTGTAACTGGAACAAATGGAGACGCAGGAACTCCAGTATCATTAACTCTGCTTGTAAATATATTAACTACAGGAGTATGTATAGTAACAGTAGCTGCTTGCATTGTAGTCTCCAACATTTTTTTAGCAGTACTAGCATACATAAGTAATCTAAGTCGTGTAGTAAAGTATCCTAATACAGCAGCAATAACCCATTTACCTGCTTCCCACAAAGGCCCCTTTAACTTCTCAGCAAGATCAGGTGGTAATAATACATCTACAAATTCTAGGATAGCTCTGTATTTTAAAGTATCCCCAACAAAGGAAAGTGCTTTACCACCAAAGGTTTGTGATTGAATTAGCTTATTTTGCATAGCAGATAAAGATCTAAATAACCCAAAAGTAGCCTCTTTAGCAATATTAAACCCAGTAATTGTTAATATTAGATTAAAATTAGTGAAGTACGCTTTAATAACTTCACCTAACAATCTAGCGAATGTAGATCCTATATTACTGATAAGGCGTTTGTTAAGAACAAGATTACCAAACTGATCTTGTAATAGTATCCCAAAAGCCTCTAATATAGATGTAAATAATGTAATTAAGCCAAAGTCTTCAGGCGATTTATCAAAAATACCTGCAAAAACATCCATTATAAATCTATATGTTTTCTTAATAGCTGCTCCTAGCACCGTACTTGTAGAACCCTCTTCTATATCAAAGGCAGCTACTACAAAATCCTTTAATGCTTGTCCTACGGCGTGGAAGATATTTCCAAATCTATATGCAATAACAGTACCAATCTTAGTAGTAAATTTACCTGTTTCATCTGAGAATGCGGTTAAGGCTTCTACATAACTCTTAGGATCAAATACACCCTTAAGGCTAGTAAACAAGGATTTAAAGGACTCTATAATTCCATTAAGAGATGCTATTCCACTATCCCCAAAAATGATAGTGTTTAAATCAGAGAACATCATATTAAGTAATTTACCAAAAGCAGATATAGGAGTATCTGCTTCTTTCAACAGCTCAACAAATATCTTTATATAATCAGTTACTGTGTTTAATACTGATGCCAACCCTTTAAAATTTTGATTAAGATACTGGATTATCTTACCACCTTTAGCGGCATCTCTCAAAAGCATAACTATAGCTGCTACAAATAACCCTGTGGGAGTAAGGGCTGCCTTAATAGCTCCCGCAAACGCAGCTATTACAGCAAACAGCATAAAGAAGATAGCAGAATATTTTACAATAGCTCCTATGGATATTGAGAAGTTATTTATATATAAAACACCTTCCTGCAACCAACCTATCATAGCCTTTAATCCAAAAGAAAGATTATCTATAAAATATGTTAATGTATCTATAGAAGCTTCTGATATAGAGATTTTTAGTGTCTCCCAAGTAGCCTTAAACTGATCCACTTTAAACGAGAAACTTTCAGTCATGGTCTCAAAGGCTCTAGACATAGAACCCGTAATATCATCCCCAAAGTCATCTATTAATTGGGTATACGCAGCAAAGTTGGTAATCAAAGATCTTAGAACTCTTCTAGCTCTCATATCAAATCCAAGATTAGATAGAATAGTTTGACCTACACTAGTAGAAAACCCCTTGATAGTAAATACAATATCAGTTACTATTGCATATAATCCTCTAAAATTACCTATAGAATCAAATACTTCAACATTAATTTTCTTAAGATTTTCTACTACTCTATTATCAGAGAAGGATTCATATAATCTACCCATACCAAAGCCAGCCATCTCTGGACTAAGACCTACCCTAGTAGCAAACGCTATAGTAGCATACATCTCTTGCATATTTTCTAAACTATCTGATAAAGAGGCTGCGGGCTGGTACACCCTACCCATAACATCAGCTAATTCTTTATATCGTAAAATACCATATTTAACAGTTTGGAACTGAAGATCATAGATATCATCCAACTCAGACATTTCAATACCAAACGCATAAGCAGCTTGAATACCAGCATCCATAGCAGTAGTTAAATCTGTAACACCAGCAGTGGAAGCTTGAGCAGCTAATACTGCTGTTTCTGCAATATCCTCAAACTTCATAGTGGCAGAAGCCATCTGATAAAAAGCACTTGCAACATCTTGAGGAATCTTACCATATTCTCTAGCTATTGACATGCCTAAATCAGAAAGCATGTCAACAAAAGTAGCGTTTCTATCTTTACCTAAAACACTATCAAGAGTTTCACCCAAAGCTTCAACATCATCTGTTATCATACTCAGATCTACAGATGATAAATTATCATTAAAATCTTTGAAAGCGTCTCCCCACTCTACTCTAATTAAAGCCCATGTTTGATATATCTCTCTATTATAATCTATGAAAGTTTGTATTACAGGCATTAGTGTCTTACTAAACAACCATATATTCATAAATTGCATAAACAACTGATATTGAATCCACTCAAACGCTTCAAAAATACCACCCATAGCATTAGATACTTTTTGTAATAAACTCGATATTAATGTGAAAGGAGATTTGATTAGATTTGTTACCATCTTAACTGCTGATTGAGCTAAAACTCTGATTCTACCTATCCATGATGCAGCAGTACCAAAAGTCTTAATCATTGATTGAGTACCTGCAATAGTATGCTGTGTAAAACCTTTATCCATCATTTGAAAGAAAGAACTCTGAAATGATTGTGTATAGGAGTCTATAAGTTGTTTATTTGAAACAGCTACCTTAGAGGCCTGTGCAGCACCTTCTTTGGTCGATTCTGCTTTAGCAGCCCCTGCTACAGGAACCCCTGTTAATGCAGCTAGTTTTTCAGTAGGAGTATTGTTAAGTTCTTTATTAAGATTCTGTACACTGGCGGTGAGTTCATTTATTTTTTTAGTAAAATTAGTTAATTTATTAACACTAAACGCAGTAGTTAATAAATTATTAGTTCTCTCTACTTGCTTATTAAATTGATTTAACTTTTCTTCTATTTGACTAGCAAATTGCTGAAATTGCTGAGTAGCATTCTCCCCATTAAGAATGAGTTGTATTGTTACTCCAGAACCGCCAGCAGGATCATTAATATCGAACATTAGTAGACTCCTATACTAATATAATATGTCAATCACTATCTTCGGCTAATTTCGCTTGTCTAGCTTCGGCAAACGTCATTCCACCGTCAACACCTCTTGAGCCGTTTTTACTTTTCTTCATTATACGATCGTTTTCCTCTTTAACCCAAGCTCGGTATACGCTTTGTACAATTTTTAGTTCGCTGATAACCTCAGGAGGCTGGTCATACCAACCTCCTGCATAAGGGAGGATTAGAATATTTCCATGTTCAGCATCTAACATTGAATAATAATCGTGTACTTTTCCTCCATATTTTCTGTAACCATCTAAAATTTCATCTATTAAGGCTTTCTGAGCAGGGGGGGAGTTTTCATACCCCCCGTCACTCAACATTCTTACATATCTATTAATCTCTCCTGAGAATATCAGCCGAGCTATTCCCCCAAATCAGTAGACTCCTCTTTCTTTTCCTCCTGTTGTATCCCATAATAATCTTTAACTTTAGTTATTAGACCATTAACAAATTTAGTAACAAACAACTCTTTAAGGTCTTTCTCCAAAGATGCAACACTCTTAGGTGTATACTCAGCTATCTCACCATTATCGTCAAGGAATGTAACCCCCTTAATAACCTGAGCGAGAAGCCAAATATCAACATCATAAGCCTCTGGTTTAACCTTAACTACACTGCTACCTGAATAAACAAGGGCATTAGTTATCTTCTGCTGGTACATTGACTGCATCCCATAAGGGATACTCTCTTTAATTTCTACATATTCATCAGAAACTTCATTGTCAGGTAGAAATTCATCATTCTTAAAATAAAGGTTCTTTACGTTACCTTCTTTAATAAATATTGACATACGTGTTACCTCCTAATAAAATTTAAATTTAAATATCTAATGTATAAGATATTGGTAAGAACATCTTATTATCTGCACCAAGAGCAGCATCCTCAATATAATCTACTTCTATAGGTTCTCTATCGAAGGAATCTGCTGCGTCAGGATTAGACACCGCTTGAAAATCAACTCTATAGGCTACCTTACCCCTATCAGTAATATCATGTGTAGGCTGCGTAGCATAAACATTATGAAGTTTAAGTACATAATATTCCTTATCAGTATTACCTACACCATCTATTTCATCCTTATATAAATAAACTCTAAGTTCAGTACCAAACAAAGTACCAATATCCAACCCTGCTAACAGCTCGTTAAATGAATCCTGCTCAGCATTTGTGCCACTAGTATGTTTTGGAACAAGGAATGTTATAGATCCAGTAACTGAAAATTCTCCTGACAGTATTGCTAATCTACCACTAGCATCCAACGAATTAGTATCAGTATCTAACCCATTACTAATAGTTAATTCTAGTGCAGTAGTAAATGGCAATAGGTTAAATGCTGTCAAACCAGCACCAGCATTTTCTAGTAAAATCTCTGTACCAATTCTAATAGGGCAGATAAATACCTGTTCAGATGAAAATGGCTCAAAGTATGTCTCACCAAATCCGATCTCCCAAAAATTTTCATAACCCGTTACAGTAGGTAAGTGTGTTGCTGCTGCATAAGATCCTATTGCTGCCTTACAAATATAAATGTTACCATCATCCCCTCTTATAATATCCCCAATAGCAACAGCATCACCAGTATCATAACTATCGGCAGCCCTTCTTTTTCCAGACCAATCAATACTAGCAGTTAGAAATGAATTTGATGCAAATGACATTCTTAATGAACTAACTGTACACTCCTCAAACTTCATTATTGTTTCGTCAGTACCCCCATGCTTTACATAAACATCATATGAAGGCAGATCATCAGGAGAATGAACTAAAATAAGGTCTCCTAATGGAGATATACTATCAACTGCTGCAACTTTACCTAATGCAGCATACATAAGATACAAAAAGTTCCCTATAGTAACTTCAGTATCAAACGATCCGTCTCCCGCTTTATTACCAATGCATCCTATACCTCTGGAGCGACCTCCAGCAATAGCATTTGAATTTATAAACTCCCCCGTGGGATTAAACGACTCGGTAGTAAAAGGCAGCTCATATAGTGTAGTAATATCTAAGGAGGCAGTATATCCTGATACTTGATACTCTCCGGGAGAGTCCATTCTAAGACCTAACTTAGAACCCCCACCCTTTAAAAATTCAGTTGACATATATTATACCTCCTCTATTAAGCGAATGTGATTGGATCGAGTGATTCAGTAAACGGGGTAACTGCTATAGGCCCAGTAGAAACACCCTGTACACACTGGAAGTCTACCCTAAATGAAACCTTTTCTCTACCAGTTATATCATGTGTAGGTTGGGTTGCATAAACGTTCTGCAACAGGATAGTATTTGAACTATCGGTCGCCATGTGGATTGCTAATACATTAGCTATTTTATCTCCAATATCAAGATTAACAAGCTGAGTATATAAAGTTCCCGATTTAGGTACAAGGAATGTAAGAGATCCAGTAAGAGAAAACTCTCCCGGAATAACTGCCAATCTTCCACCCGCATTTAATGAATCAGTATCAGTATCTAACCCATTGTTAATAGTAAACTCTAGCCCTGTTATTGCATTTAAAATGCTAGTTTCATCAAGCTCTATATCCGCAAGTGCAAGAGGACATAGGATAGTATTACCAGCTGATAATGTGTGCTTTAGTTGAGGAGCTACAGGTAAAGAAGATACCTTAGACCATGTAAATCCAGACCAATCAATACTAGCAGTAAGTACAGCATTAGAAGCAAAAGATATTCTCATACTGCCTACTCTCTGACTCTCATACTTGTAAATCATATTAGTGTCGTTGCCGTGTCTTATATAAACATCATACACAGGTAAATCATCATCTGAAGGACCAATTACCCCTGCATTAATTGCCCCCAATGCAGCGTAGAATAAAATACCAAAATTTTCCTTTGTAAGCTCAACATCAAAACTACCATCTCCGGCTTTGTTTCCCAAACATCCAATACCTCTAGACCTTCCGCCAGCGATAGCATTACTATTTATAAACTCCCCAACAGGGTTAAAAGCTTCTGTAGTAAAAGGTAGCTCTATAGCAAGATCTAGTTCATTACCTTCCGCATCTTCTATTATATTAAGATATACAGTAGAGCCTCCACCTTTAATAAAATCATTAGCCATAATTTATTTCCTCCTCGATTACAAATTAATCGTCACTTAATTGTTCGAGCGTAATTGTCATTACAACATACGCTATATCATCAGTATCCTTATAATACCTAGCTGAAATATTTCTAACCATAAAACAAACTGAACTAACAGTTATATAGTCATCTAGTACCTCAAACATTTCATAAACCGTTTCTGCTGTATCCCATAAACTTACATAATCAGCCTCTGTCCTACACGTACGTTCTACAGCTACATTAAATGTAAATGTTTTATTAACTCTACGTAACTTTATAGGAGTAGAAGAATACAAATTGGGATACACATATACTATAGGAGTAAGTCCTGCTTTTTTATAAGGAACTACTTTCTCTACAGGTATAGTTGGTTCTTCAGAAGTAAATACATTACTTAATTGAGTTACTAAACCTGTTAATAAAGTATTATATGTCATATTTAAACATCACCCTTTCTAGCAACTCCCCCCTAGTCTTCCTCAGGGGGTACTGTTACTCTCATATTTACTGGAATAATCCTTAGTGTTCTAGGACGTATTCCTTCAAAATCATCCTCTGTGATTATATCTCTTGATGCACAATAAGAGTTTATGTTAGTAAAACCAGTCAACGTAATAGACTTCTTATGAAATAGAGTTCTTATTGTATGTGCTGCACTCATTGCAGCAATATAATCAATAGAGGAAACATATATATAAATTAAATATACTTCAAAATCACTGTCATAATAATAAACATCTTTTTCTACATTAGTACCTACCCAAACATAAGTACCATCATCCGTTATCTCAGGAGCACCAAACGAAACATTAGTAAATAAAGAAGATAATGTAGTATATACGGTACTTAGTACTGTTTCTTCCATAGATATAGTTGCCATACTAATTACCTCCCTATATACAAATTATCTCTTCCACTTTTTACTGCCATGCTTCCAGATCTTTATACTAGGAATAATTTGATTCCTTACAACAGAAGCCCCTAAAATAGGCGAGTAAGCTTCATACAATGCAGGTCTCATAAAAGGTCTAGGATTATTCCTACTAGTTCCAAACTCAACAAATCCCGCATAGGGCTGTGTGGCTACTAATCCAATATAAATTTGAGTACTGACTGTTTCTACATTACCATCAATACTATCAGCTAAAGCTCCAGACCTTTTAGGAGCATACCCCTTAGCCTTTGGAATGAATATCTCTTTAGTAGCTTGCTCTAATTTGCTACCTAGAGTAAATATAGAATCCTCTGCCACCTGTAAATTATAAAGTGTATTTGTTCTATGTCTACTAAAGATAGGATTTGTAGCATTAAAAGTAGTACTAATATCTAAATCAAATTTCATTACTGTCTCACGATCAAAGCCAAATAACCAAAAGGCTCTAGCTTAGGTTTAACAATATCATAATTTACACCATCTATTTGTACAATATCCCCATCTTGTAAACTAACAGCTGCACCAGCATCTGTAGTCGTGTTTATAGAAGCATCAAAAAAACTCTTATGTTCAATTCCGGCAATAGTAACATCTATAGGAGGATACTTCCTAGCTTTATAAGATAAACTAACATTACTATATATCTTAGTTAATGTGCTATCAATAACTTGTCCTAAACTATTAGTTGTACCAGCAGATCTATAAATATCTCCCTTATGTCCATAGTTAGTATTTATTTGAGATATTAAACTATAAGCAGAGGATAATTTACTCATTACCACTCACTACCAAAAGGATAGTTTATTGCATCTACGGTAGATGTGAACTCTGGGATATCATCTCTCAAGTACCCAATTTGAGGAGATATAGTAGTAACTAATTCTTGATACCTCTGGAAGTATGTTTTTAATCCACCACTAGGACTAGTAGTATTACCGTATTTAACCTTAATAATACCATTATCTATTTCACTAATTTCACTTGAATCATAATAAGATGTAATTTGTCTCAAAGACATAAAATGACATATCAAATAAGCAAAAGCTTCAGCATGTTTATCAGGTATTGTACACTCTTCGGTAGTAAATGTATGTATTGTATAATATCTAACACTAATATCCTCATAATATAATGGAGTAAAAAACTTCAATGTATTAACACTCTTAATAAATTCAAAATTAGTTAACTCATAATCTAAACCATCTATAGTTACAAAACATCTAATGTTATTAGAATATACTTCGTCTGAAAGAACTATATCTGTTTCACCTTCTACATCCTCAAATGTAACCTCTTTATATAATGGAAACGCTTTAGAATACATTTTAAGTGCATAAGAAAGTACTCCAGCAGGAGGAGTATCATACCCCTCCTGTAGAGTAACAATAGTTAATATTTCAGACCTTGTAGACATTATCTCCTTACCTTGCCCTTAGCAGGAATGACATATTTAGTTCCACCTTTAAATATAGTAACAGATTTATTAGATCTGTTATAAATAAACTCATCAGGATTCTCTACCTTTACAGGCTTAGCAGGTTTCTTAGATGTAGCTCTATTTAACGGTAAACCAACCTGAACATCTGATTTAGTAGTTATAAGTTCTTTAGTATCCTCTGACACTTCAGACAGATCTGTTATCTTAGGATCTTCAATAACTTTCTTAGAAGTTGACTTTTTAGATGTAGCCATATGTTACCTCCTTTTCAAATTAAAGTTCAGACAATGCAGTTTTCTTCCAGCCTGTACTATCTTCTGTATCAGCTATAGCCATATAAATATAACTATCGTCTTGCATAATAGTACCAATAACCGCAGGAGTACCGTCAGCACCATCAACGAGAGTCTCGTCACCCCAACTACCATTAGCACAAGTTGTAGTAGTAGCAATAAGATTACCTGCATCTCCCGCAGTAACAGCCGTTACAGTAGCAGTACCATCATCATTATCAACAAGCGTGTAAGTACCATCGCCAGAAACACCAACAGCCGTTTCTAAAACAGCCATAGCTTCAATAGCAGTAGCATCAGTACCACCACTTAAAGCAGTTACTGACTCTCCCCAAGTAGCATTTACAGCAGTTGTAGAAACAGCAACAGCATTACCAAGACTACCATCAACAGCTCCAGCAGCATCCGCAGTAACTACAACTGTATCACCATCACCATCAACAGCAGCAACACCAATAGTATTATGAGTTTCAATAGCCGATGCCAATGCAGTAACACACGCAGCAGCCGTAGCGTCCGCACCACTTTCTAAATGCTCTGCTCCCCAAGAAGCATTTGCACAATTAGTAGTAGTAGCAATACTATTATCGGCAGACCTATGATAATTACCAGTAACTACAACTGTATCACCAACACCATCAACGGCACTAACCTCTTCTGTACCGGCAGCCTCTACAGCAGCAACTAAAGCTATAATAGCAGACGCAGCGTCCGTATTAGCACCAACAAATACCTGTATATTTCCATCAGTTACCGCATCATCTGTATCAAACTCATAGGTATCCTCTCCTATAACTACAACTTCACCATCAGAAACTACACCTGTAAATGTTAACGTTCCAGAGGCAGCAGTAGATACTAAAGAAAGATCAATTGCAATATTTGAGCCTGATGCAGTACCTGTAGTGGTAGCCTCATAAATATCATCACCAACAACTATCAAATCACCATCAAGCAATGAACCATTTATAGTAAGTGTAGCAGTTGCCTGAGTTTTAGTCCCCCCACTAACATCAACTAAGATATTTCCTTCAGTTACCCCAGCGTCTATGTCAAATTCATAAATATCTGTACCTATAGTAACTAATTCCCCATCAACCACTGGATCAGATAAAGTAAACAAACCTGATGCGGCAGCCGTTTTAACAGGTGTTCCATTAGTTATTGAACCTACCCAATTACCCTCAGCATCTATTACAGTTATAGGAGCTTCGTTAGGCCCTACTTCTAATCCCTGTAAAGATCTTAACAGTGTAACAACACTAGTAGCCATCTTATACTCTCCTTATTAAATTTAGCAAGGGAATTAGGGGAGAGAAACTCTCCCCTAAAACATTATATCTTAGCACTGTAAGTTATAACAACTTTATTATCAGTTGGTGTGTAATCACCTGAAACAGCAACAGCACCAGTTTCTAAGTCTATAGATATAGTGTTATCACCAGTGAGAGTTGGAGCCTCTTCTGTCCTGCTATCCCATGTTACAATAGTTAGAGTAGCAGGCTCTACTGTAGCCCCGTCCAACCCTGTTAGAGTTTCAGTTGGATGTACAGGATAATGAGCAAGGGTTCCCGCACCATCAGTAAGTGTTACATCTTCACTAGTATAGTCGTCATAAAGAATAACCCTAGCCAAAGCCTCACCAAGATAAACCTGCATAGCTGTTCTAGTTCTAACAACCCATTCAGATCTATCATATTCGGCATTGTATCCACCGGGTCTGTATTCCATAGGAATATAAACACCATAAACTCCGAATACTTTCTTCTCACCAACAATCATCATACCACTTTCCATATTAAGTGAGCTAAACACAGCAAGACCCTTAACTCTACCAATCTCACCCTGAAGTGCATTATCTCCAACCTTACTGTATCCACCAACTCTAACAAGATAACTTTCCATATCAGGTGACACTAGAGCAAAGTCAGCATTAAATTTCTGTTTAGAAACATAAACAACCGCTGAAACAATGGCATCATATAGTGTTTCACCATATTCCATGCTAGGATGGAGTGTATACCAGTTAGAAGGAATATTTATATCCCACCACGTATCACCAGCAGCAGCACCAGCAATCATAGCATCAATAAGAGCCTCATCAATCTGATTAGCAATGTCCTTTATATCATACTCAATAACTCTATCAAGAACATTAAGACCAGAAACATTGGCATCTTCAAGAGCCTCCGAAGTAAGTATCGACCTATAAGCTCTCTTGACGGCAGTCATAGGAAGATTCTCTGTGCTAATCTTCGTGGTTTTGATCTGGTTATTTTCAAGTACAATAGCATTTGTTACTTCTTTTGCAAATGACACCTTCGGAATAGACCATGCAGGACCGGGCATTCTCATAACCTCATAAAGGTTAAGAGATACAATCTTTGCATAAATTACAGGAATAACTCTCTTAGCAATAACTGTAGGTTTTATGGAGCTAGTGTCTGTAGTTAGATTGTATACAGTATCCTCCATAAAATAATTATCTTTGATAAGTTCGGACTCATTCTCAATACCAAACTCCTTTAACGTTGTACCAATTAGCTTTATAACTTGCTTATCAAGCCTAGTAGCCATAATTAATTCCCCTCCAAAAATTTAGCATCTTCGTCTCTAAACTCAAAACCATAATCACCAAGTATGGTTTTAGCTTCTTCGCTAATACTAGATTTATTAACTTCCATCGTCTTATCTAATGTTTCTTTAGACTTATTCAACAACTGCTCTTTGGCTTCAGTTGCACCAAAAATATTTGATTCTAGCTCCTCAAGCAATTCTTTATACCCTGCAACAACTCCATCTATAGATTCCTTGTATTTGCTTACAATAGTCTCTACATCGTCAGAATCAGCAACAGTTATAGCATCTATTTCAGCCATAATTTTCTTATAAATCTTTTTCTCTTTAATAGGATCAAAAACAGAAACAACGCTCTGTTTATGAGATTCCGCTAGTTTTTCAACTAGCCCCTTAACATTAGCCTTAAGAGCAGTGTACTTCTCTTCCCAATTAATAACCTCTTCAGGCTTCTCTTCCTCAACCTCAACTTCAGGCTTCTCTTCTGATTCTTCTTTAGGTTCGTCCTTCTTCTCGTCTTCTTTTTCTTCTGACTTAGGCTCTTCCTCTGGTTTCTTTTCCTCTGGTTTAGCCTCCTCCTTATCTTCAGGAACTTTTTCTTCCTTATCTTCAGGAACTTTTGCTTCACTTTTTTCAGCCTTGTCATCTGTTTTTTCTTCTTTCTCTTCTATAACATCTTTCTTAGTTTCTTCTTTATCAGTCAAAACTTCCTTCTCTGTCTCTTTAACTTCATTTTCAAGATCTGGCATTTCTCTTTCCTCCTCTCCATTGAAAGCTCTCTCAAACTCTTGAAGCTCTTCACTGGAAATAGACCGTATTTTAGCTACAGGAATCCCTGTTCTAGTTGCTACAAAATCTATTCCAAAAAGCTCTCCTTTGATAACATTAAAAAACATCTTATCCTTGATCTGAGCCTCTTTAACTTCTATAGGATAATACCTTATTGATACCCCTTCTATAAACTTATCTTTCAAAAGGCTTATTATGTCCTTACCTGCTGAGGTAGATGCTACTTTAGCTCTAAACCATGCCAAACCAGTATTCTCCTCATACCAAGCCTCAAGTACCTTTCCTACAGTAGCTAAAGTCTCATCCATAGGATAATGATTAGTCCACATAGTAATAATTTCTTTACCAGTATTAATCTGATCTATAAAATCCTTTACTATCTTTTCAGAATAAAATCTCCCATTCTTAGAAATAGTATTAGATTTTAGAAAAACACCTTTAATAATATTACTAGAAGGCTGCCCTGCTTCTTCCTCAAAAACAATATCAGAAGGAAACTCTTCTAATATAAAAGTGTCTTTCTTCTCTACATTATCCTTTGCCATAATAGCCCTCCAAAAAAATTTATTAGGCTTCTGTCTTTTTAGGCTGCACAGAACCAATTAGCTGAAATTTAGCTAATTCTATCAAACCAAGTGCATCCTGAAGCCTAACCTCTTTCTGACTTCCTTCCAAAAACTTAACAACTACATCCTTATTTTCTGTAAGTATTACAGCTATACCATACTGAACCTTAACATCATCCTTTACTTCTTCTTTAACCTCTGTAAGATTCTCTTTCGCTTTATCAGCCATATAAATCCTCCTAAATTTATTTTGGGTCGTTACTTATACCCGCTGCTTTTTGTAACTCAAAACCCTCTACTACTTCTCCCCATTCTATACCTAGTAAACTAGATAATACAGGCATCGGGAAGTTATTATATTTATTATTCAACCTAGAAACTATCTGAGAAGCCTCTAAAGTATCTATTAACCCAGTGTTATCATTTGTTACTTCTACGTAAAAATCGTTAGGATCAAAATCTTTAAGAACTAACTCAGTAGTTATTAGTTGTTCTGTATTAAGTTTGCGTTCATTCTTTAAAAGATTAAACAACCCTTTAAGAAATTTAATCTGAACATCCATAGTTGCTCTATTTACAGATTCACCACTATCTATCAATCCAGTAGGAACAATTAACCCAATCTTAAATAATTCGTTAAAATAATCTACATCCCCAACATAATTGAAATTAGTACCATCAGATGGAATGTTTTTAATATCCCACAAACCATTTGAAAAGAAATCTAATGAAGCCCCTGAATTATTCTTAATAGCAGTTAGTACTTTCTGTTTATATGCGGTAACTTCCTGATCCGAAGGTATGGGCTGCTGTTCTTTAATATTCTCAGGTAAACTATTAAAATTTGGATAGTGTAATCTAGTTTGAACAGAACGTGTCTTTCTTGCTAACATCATATAACTTTCTATCTTTCTTGTTATCGAGTTAACATTCATTGTTGAAGAAAACAACCCTAACCCAATATAATCACCGGGCAAGAAAGTAAAATGTAATACTTGATAGGGGTATAAAACAACAGGCTTAACATATTCTTCATTATAATATAACCATTTAGTAATAACACCTTTTTCAGTAACATAAGGAAATACTTTTCTAAGGGGTAGGGCTGACGCAGATAAAACACCATTAGTATCATATACTACTTCATAAAAAGAATCTCCAAATTTAACAGAATTAAAACAACCATCAAACATAACACGCTCTAAATCTATTCGCTTTACTAAATCATCTACTATAGTCCTATATTTTAATTCAGCTGCCACTGTAGTTTCTAACTTTATTAATAAATCTTTTACTTTTTTATTTGCAGTAGACATTATTAAATTTTCCATAACAACAGGAGTAAATTGTTCCCTTTCCATTAATGTTTCTATAGTATTTGTCAATTCTTCCTGTTTATAGACGTACTTAATAGTAGCTAGCAAATCTTCAGTAGGTGTAGCACTTCTATTTATTATTCGTACCCTATATTTATCTGCCATTGCAGCCGAAGCCAACAAAATAGCTGCCTTCATAAGCCTTGAATCATAAGATAATAACATACCAGCGTGAGAATCTATAGTAGTATTTCTATTCATCCATGCAGTCTCTATAGCAGAAATATCAGATTTAGTTAGCTTAGTAGATTTGTATTTATCTACCGCATCAGTATTCCATAAAAGTTTATATACATTAACTGGTCTTCTACCCATTCTAAA